ACGGTACCCCGCTGACGCGGCCCGTCGATCACCAACACATACCCTGAAGGCGCTGGAAATGATCCCGTGCTGCGGCCCGAAAGGCACCCCGCAGCGCCAACCGATCCGGCTACCCCGACGGCGGTTTGTTCTCCCATCAACTTTAATTGGAGGATAAACCAATATCCACTTCAATAAGCACCGCATTTATTGGTGATTACAACAAGGACGTGCATCTCGTTTTCCAACGGGAAGGCTCGATGCTGCGCCCCGCTGTTTACACCAAAGATGGAATTGTAGGATCGGTGGCCTACTTTGAGAAACTTGGAACTGGCGTTGCCACGACCAAGTCAAGACATGGGGAAATAACTCCCATGAACGCGACCCATACCCAGCCCTCCTGCACGCTTGCAGATTTTTACGCTGGCGATTGGGTTGATCTACTGGACGAAGCCAAGACTAACATCGATGCCCGCATGGCTTATGCCAAGTCGGGTGCCTATGCCCTCGGTCGCAAGGTTGATTCCCAGATCTCCACGATCCTGGATTCAACTTCTGAAAGCACGATCACCATTGCGGTGACCAGTGCTGCAGCGATCCAGGCTGGGCTGATTACGTTTGTCGAGGCTTTGGACGCAAACTCAGTACCTAACGACGGCCAGCGTTACGGCGCCGTGTCCCCGCGTATGTGGGCACAGGCCATGACGGTCGATTCCTTTGCTTCCGCTGATTACGTTGGATCAAACGGGCTGCCTTTTACCGAAGGCGCACCTGGCCACCGTAAATGGAAGGACTGGATGGGAGTCAAATGGTGCATGCACCCGAACCTCGAAGGTCAAGGTACTTCTACTGCGAAACACTACGTCTGGCATAAAAGTGCTATCGGTTATGCAACTGGTAAGCATGCCGGAAACGTGGCTTCAAATGATTCCGTTTCGGCGGACATCACTTGGCACGGTGATCGTGCTTCGCATTTCGTTAACCACATGATGAGCGGTCAGGCTGTTCTAATCGATACGACAGGTGTTATCGAAGCGAACAGTAACGATACAACCGCTGTCGCAACATCCTAAGGAGGGCTGAATAATGGCATTTGCAATTGCTAACTTAACGCAGCTCGCCCATGGAAATGGTTTCAAGCTCTGGCACTACACCAGTGCTGACGCCATCGCGACTGTGAATACTGCTGCATACTTTAATGATGCCTCGGACATGCTAACCGTCCGGGACGTCATAATCTGTGTGGACTCAAATACACCGACGACAGATATCGTTAGTGTTTTGACTAACGCATCAGGTGTTGTCGACGTAAGTAATGGTTTAGCCATTACTGAAGCCGACGCTGACTAAGGCTTCTGCCTGCGGGAGTGCTTTCGGGCGCTCCCGTTTCTTTATAGTCCGGGAATAAGGGGCCCTGGTCTCAACCCGGGAGCGGGACAGACGGCTGGCGCTCATAATTCCCCGACGCCGTTTCTTTTTCAGGAGACCCATTATATGGCTAATTCAAGTCCGGAAAACTTCGAGTATATCTCGAGGCTCAAGTTTGCGAGCACCCTTCGTTACTCAACCCAGCACAGGCCCGAATGGCTGCTGGAAGACAATTACTTTCACAATTCCGCCCCCCAGTATCTGGAGGTCGGTGACGAAATCGACGTTGTCTCCTTTTCGGAGGACGGTTCCTATACGAAAGGACTGCTCGAGGTCGTCAAGATCGATCGTTCAACAACGGTTGTTCAGCAGTTAGATGCCTGGCGCAGTTCCGACAAAAAGGACGCCAGGAAGATGTGTGCCGTCCATACCGGTTCTGGAAAATGGTCGGTCATCGATGAATTCAACACCGTCATTGCCAAGAACCTCTCCAAGGTAGAGGCCGAGGCAATGGCGCCAACACCGAAAAAACCGAAGGCCAAAGCCAAGGCCGCATAAGGAGTAACCCATGGCGAGTGAAGTCGGCATCTGTAACGCTGCACTGCAGCTCATCAAGAATTCCAAGCAGATCACCTCCCTCGAGCAGGGCACCAAGGAGGCCAATGCCTGCGAGATTATCTTCGATGAAATGCGCGACGCCATGCTCGAGGTCCACAACTGGAACTTCGCAACCAAACGGGTCAAGCTCGCCCAGCTCACCGATACGCCCGCCTTCGAGTGGGATTATTCCTACCAGCTCCCCAGTGACTTCCTGAGAGCGGTCAGCGTCCACAATAATTCTTCAGGGCGCGACCGCATCCCCTACAAGATCGAAAACGGCGTGGTGAATTCCGACGCCTCCGATCTCTTTCTGAGATATATAGCGCGGGTCGAGGATCCCAACCTCATGCCGGCGACGTTCAGACTGGGGCTTTCCAAGATCATTGCCTCGCGCCTTGCGGTGACGCTTTCAGGCTCCGCGTCTCTCTCAAAGGAAATGTACGAACAGTATGTGGGCGAGGATCTGCCGACAGCCAAGTCCGCCGACAGTATTCAGGATATGGCCGATCAGCTCCCCGAGTCCGACTGGGTCAATATCCGTTCAGGCCAGAGACATTATTATGAGCCGGGCGAGATTTCGTAAATGCCGCAGATCCATCCGTTACAGGAGGCATTTAATGCAGGCGAGTTCGGAGAACGGATGCACGGGCGCGTCCAGTTCGACAAGTACAACAACGCCGGCGCCATCTTTCAAAACCTCCTCCCCCTCCCGCAAGGCGGATTCACCTTCCGTCCCGGCTTCCGATATATCGCCGACGCGAAAAGCGCCTCGGTCAGACCCTGGCTGACGCCGTTCGTCTTCTCCAGCACGCAGGCATATGTCCTCGAGCTCGGAGCGCAGACCATGCGCTTTTACCGCAACCAGGCCCAGATCACGGTCGCCGATACCGACGCCGCCGTCACCAACGGCGCCTTTGCCTCCAACATAACCGGCTGGACGGCACGCAATTCCGGCAGCGGATCCAGCATTGCCCACGACGGCACAAATAACGATATGAACCTGGTCGGCAACGGCTCCGGTAACGAGGCCCGCGCCAATCAATCCATCACGACATCCCAGACTGACGTGGAACACGTCATCCGATTTTCTGTTGTTGGCGATCCCGGCGACTATATAACTGTGCGCGTCGGCTCCTCGGCAGGAGGCAGCCAGTACCATGCCGACACCAAGAAGTTTACCGGCGTCCATACCATAGAATTCACTCCCACCGCCTCTCCCTTCCATCTTGAATTTGAGAACGCCCAGGCCAAGACGATCTCCATTGACGATGTCTCGGTTATTGATAACGCCGCGGTTGAAATCACCACGCCGTGGGCGGAGGCAGACCTCCCCAATTTAAGTTATGCGCAATCGGCAGACGTTATTTATTTCTGTATTGGCGGCGCAACCCGGCCTTACCGCCTCGAGCGCAAGGGCCATGCAGCCTGGTCGCTGCTCGAGGTCCTGCTCGAGGACGGGCCGTGGCTGGCCGAGAATTCCACCGCCACAACGCTCGGCCTCTCGGCAACTTCTGGAAACGGAATTACGGTGACAGCGTCCGCAGCAACAGGAATTAACGATGATGCAGGGTTTCTGGCGACCGACGTGGGCCGGCTGATCCGCTTCAAGGACGCGGCCAACGATTACACCTTCCTGCAGATCACGGCACGGGCGTCCGCCACCTCGGTGACGGCAGATATAAAAGGCCCCAATGCCAGTGCAACCACGGCAACAACATCATGGCGCCTCGGCAAGTTCGATGATCTCAACGGCTGGCCCTCGGTTGTGGGCTTCATCCAGCAGCGTCTGGCTCTGGCCAATACCACAAAATTCCCTCAGACATTCTGGTTAAGCAAGTCGGCGGATCTGGAAAACTTCCAGGACGAAGACGTCGACGGCGACGTGCAGGACGATTCAGGGATCGAAAACACCTTTGCCGCATTACAGGTCAACACCATTCGCTGGTTCGCCAATCGTAAAAAGCCGATCGTCGGAACCCAGGGCGGAAACTGGACATTAAGATCCGATGGGTCAGTCCTCACGCCTACCGATCTTGCCGCCGATTTTGAAGTAACAGGCGGGGTGGCGAGGATCCAGCCCCTCGAGGTTCGCTCAAGGCTGGTCTTTGCACAGGCGCAGGCCAGGAAGATCCTCGAATTTGCAGACGTCATCCAGGAAAGCGGCGTTCAGGGCTTCGACAGTTTTGATCTCACCATATTAAATGACAGGGTCCTCGGAGAAGGTGCCCTTCAACTGGGGTATCAGCAGGAGCCTGACAGCGTCATCTGGGCCGTCCGTGCAGACGGTCAGGCGCCAACACTTACCTACCAGCCAGACCAGAACGTGGTTGGCTGGTCGAGACAGATCCACGGCGGTGCGTTCCAGGGCGGCGACGCTGTTATAGAAAGCATAGCCTGCATTCCGGGTCAGGACGGCAGCGGGCAGTTCAAGGATTCTTCAGGCCGTTTCGAGGTCTGGGCCGCCGTCAAGCTGGAGGTCGGCGGATCAACCGTTCGCTATATCGAGTGTCTCGAGAAAATTTTCAATGGTGCGATAGATCTTCAGGAAGATGCATTTTATGTGGACAGCGGGCTTACGCTGGATAATCCAAAGACGATCACGGCCATTACAAAAGCCAATCCCGGTGTTGTGACGTCAGCATCTCACGGGTTCAGTAACGGGGATCTGGTCCGCATCGTTCGCGTCAAGGGAATGACCGAGGTCAATAATCTGACATTCAAGGTCGC